GCGATTTATGATTACATTTGTGAAGATTGCGGGCGAGAACTAGAAGCAACTCAGTCTGTTCACGACGACGAACTCAGCTCGATTGACCACATGGACAAGTCGGACCCTGCGGGCAAGAAGTGCCAAGGCCGGGTTAAGCGTCAGCTCTCTGCGTCTTCCGTTGTATGGAAGAATGGCTCACCGACGCCCAAGCATTACAACTAAGGGGGATCGAATATGAAACTGTCCATACCTGTGGCAACCCCTACCGCGTCGAGTTGCCGAGACCTACCTGCGCTGTGCGGCCTAGGTGAGCTTGGTCCCAAATCTATCGAGATCAGCGGGCGAAGTGCGGCTCGTGTCAAGGCGTCCCGGGAGTCAGGTCGCAAGGATCTGTCTCCTGTGGACGTCTTGAAGCCGGGTCAGTTCGACCTTGTAATCATTCTGGCAGGCCCGAGTGAGGAGGACGATCAGATTGACACACCCGGACAAGATGATTCAGGCGAAACTATCATCGACTTCGTTGAAAAGGCTGGCCTAGATTTGGAGCGAGTCTACATTACCAATCTCGTGAAGTGCTTCTCCCCTAAGAAGGGACGCAAGCCTGCCTCCAAGGAGGTCCGCACCTGTCGGGATCTGTACCTTCGACGTGAGATCGAGGCTATCGACCCGAAAGCTGTGATCGTTGTGGGCGCTCAGTCGCTCAAGGCGTTCAATATCTCAGGTCAGGGCTCGCTAAACGCAATCCATGGTAAGATCTTTGATCTGAGGTTTCCACGCGACAAAGAGCAGACGGTATCAGACTGGGAGAAAGAGAAGTCATATAAAGTAATTCCCACATTGAGTCCGGCATCCTTCTTCTATAGACCAAATCCTAAGTTGAAGGCTAGGGTTGCGGGAGACTACCTTGTCGCAAAGAGAGTCATCGACGGGCTACCCGTGGAATCTGATTTCAAGGCTGACTACCTTCTGGTGGATTCCGAAGAGAAATTGGAGACCCTAAAGTCCCACCTACTTAACTCAACCATGTTCGGGTGGGATACAGAGCAGGCAGCGATGAGCTTCAGGAAGACGCCCACAATCTCGTACCAGTTCGCTTGGGGCTGGAACAAGGACCAGTGCGCGGTCATTCCAATTATGCAGCACGATCCAAACGGATTGGAGGATCAAGAATTCCACTTGAAGCCGGGTTTTGGGAATCTAAACGAGGATCTAGTCACCCAGTTCATGCGTGATGTGTTCCTCACCCCAAACATCGCCAAATGCGCCCACCACCATAAGTTCGATATCAATGTGCTCCGATGGGATTACGGTATTGAGATCGAGGGCTTCCTTTTCGACACCCTGTCGATGAAGCACCTGCAAGACGAGCAGCCCCCAAATGACCTAGCGTTCCTTTGTGACCTAGAGTTCGGCTGGGGCGACTACGAAGCAGATCGCAGGGCCGTCACAGGTACGGGCAAGAAGCTGCGCAACACGTTCGACAAGGTTCCAGATGATATACTCTGGGCCTACGGAGCCATCGACGCATTGGGGACGTACAGGCTATGCTGTCTACACGCTGAGCGGCTGGCTAAGAGGGAGAATTTGCAGGCGTTTCATGCCGCTGAGTCGGAGCCGTTGCAGAGGTCGCTAGCGCGTGCCGAGTACCGTGGAGCTAAAATCCACACAGACACAATGGACGCGCTGCGGACGACGTTCGAAGGCGAGATGAAGACTATACTAACTAGAATGAAGGGAGTCACGGGAAAGCCTGATTTCAATCCCATGAGCCCCCCACAGGTTCTATCAGCGTTCTTGGCTATGGGCGTGCCAGCGGTGGAGCTGGAAGACGATACGAAGGTGTCCGGTTATTCCGCTGGGAAGAAGTCCCTCACGGACATTGTTGAGGCGGGAGTTCAGCCACAGGCTCAATTCTCTGAGGATATCATGACGTTCCGAAATCGGCGGAAGATGATCTCAACTTATATTGACAACGCGAAGAACGACCTAGATAGCGACGGCAGACTTAGGTACTCATGGCGGATCGCTGGGCCGGTCACAGGCAGATTGAGCTGCACATTCTTCCATCAGATCCCTAAGATCGACCAGCGGGTGACGAACTATGGTGAGAATGGAGCTTACGTACCCTTTGAGCAGCGTCTCAAAGACAACAGGCTGGTACTTAGGGATGTATGTGTCGCAGACGAAGGATATAAATACGTCTACGGAGACTTTTCTCAAGTTGAACTAAGAATCGGGGCCGTCGTCGCCGAGGATAAAGAGATGCTTGAGATCTTGTCAAGCCCCGATGGGGACCTACACACCGCGACGACGTACGAGATCCTCAAGAACGTGCGTGAGGGATACACTGAAGAGATTGCCAAGGCTGATAAATTCAATCGTACTGAGGTCGGCAAGAGGATTAATTTCGGACTTTGGTACGGCTCGGAAGGACATGCACTCATCAAGTCTGGCAAATGGCAAGATGCAGACGGCAAGGAGAAGGCATTCACATGGGAGATGTTGAACGCTGGCATGGCTCGCTGGAAGGCGCGCTTCAAGGGTGTATCGGATTTCATTGAGTTCACGCCGGATCGTGTTAGGTCTACAGGCGGCACGGCGACTAATGTATTTGGGAGGGAGCGCCACTTCGGCAACGAGCTTCAGCACCCCGAAGAATGGCGTCGAGAGGCATCGGGTCGCGAGGCGATCAACTTCTTTATCCAATCTCCGGCAGCGTCGATCACGAACCGGACCATTATCACCGTAGATCGTGTGCTCGCGGAGCACGGGGTTAAGGACAGCGACGTTTGTTTGGTTAATACCGTTCACGATAGTGTGATCTACGAGGTGAAAGACCATCTCGTTCCTTGGATGGAAGAAGTACTGAAGGCAGTCGCGTCCATGCCCTACCCTGAGCTGAAGGGCGCGAGCTTCAAGATGGATATCGGCTCAGGTCAAAATTGGACAGATGCGGAAGCATCGGCGTAAAAAAGGAGAAGCAAAATGGTTGAAATGTCAATAGAAAGATTCAAAAACGGGCAATGGTTTTTCGAGGTAGAAGTTTTAGATACGGAGAATGATTTTTTGATAAAAGAGGATTCTTTGAATCAAGAGATTTGTTGCATGGGGCAAAAGCTGGTCCGATATGGCACATTGGCAGCGGAGCAGTCTGCTAACTTAAAAAGGAAGGAGGAAAACGTAAAACACATCCACGCTCGACTCGCTGGGGCATACAGATCTCAGGCAGAGCTAGAGGGGACTAGAATGACGGAGGGGAAGCTACAGGAGCAGGTCATCGTTGATACGCAATACCAGCAGGCGCTGGGGGAGTTGCATCTGCAGCGAGCTGAGTCGTTGAAAGCTGACCATTATTGGCGATCAATCACCCAAGTGTCGAGTTTGCTGAATGCGCTGGCTTTCAGGCAGTCGGCAGAAATTAAACGGATGGGATAGAAAATAATCACCCAAATCCTGGCTGGTTTTTAGTGGGAAAAGGTATTATTTACTAGAGGCATGATGGCATGAGCCAAGTAGCCTAATATCAAAACAAAAGAAAAAGAGGTAACAAAATGCAGCATTTTGAACGAAACGAAACAGCTCTCCAAGAAGCGAAGAACTCCGTAGAACGGCAAGCGTCTGAGTGGGGCAATAACGCGAACATGCTCTACCCACAGAGCGGCAGCACTATGTTGCGCGTTCTCCCTCCATACAGCGCGGCTGGGGTTTTCTTCCGAGAAATCCACCTGCACCGGGTCCAGAGCAGCGCTGGACGCGCCGACGTCTTCGCCTGTCCGTTGGAGACCAGTGGAGACCCCTGCCCGGTATGTGAACTAGGTCAGGAGCTTACGGAAACCCTCGACCCCGACCTCATGGAATTCGCCCGTGACGGCTTGCGCCCGAAGTCGAAGTACCTGTACAATGTACTTTGCTTCTCCGGCCCCGCCGACAAGAAGGGTGTGGTCCCCGAGTTCGGTCAGGTCTACGTTATGGAAGGTGGCAAGATGATCCATAAGCAGGTAATTGGTCTTGACCAAGATCCCGCCACTGGCTGGGCTGACATTACCAATCTGGAAGCCGGTGTGAACCTCATCATATCGCGCACGGGTCAGGGCTTCGGCACTGAGTACAAGGTGAACCCTCACGGTGCAGGCCGCAGCAACATTGGTACCGATCTCCAGGAGCGCAATATCGACCTCGCGTCGTTGAACCTTGTGGATCTGGATGATGTGTACGCACTTCAAGACGTCGCCAAGATCCAAGCTGTCGCCGATTCGGTGCGGCGAACGGTCGGTAAGGGTACCGCAGTAGCAGCAGCGGTCCCGGTCGCAGCTCCGGTCGCAGCTCCGGTTGCAGCTCCGGTTGCAGCTCCGGTTGCAGCTCCGGTTGCAGCTCCGGTCGCAGCTCCGGTCGCAGCTCCGGTCGCAGCTCCGGTCGCAACTCCGGTTGCAGGAGCACCACAGCCGCTGTCGATCTCCGTACCGGCAGCCCCGGCGATCCCGGCGCCGCCGACCAGCGACGACATCCCGTTCTAAACAGGAGTTAGAAGGGGCGGGGGGACACCCCCCCCGCCTCCTTTTATGTCTACAACTCCGTGAAGGGAGAATCAAATGAACGACAAATTTAAGAAACTATTCGCCTTGGCTCAGAAAGACAAGGATTTTACAATGTTTTCGGGGGACGACCTGAAGATGGGCTCGGTAGCGCCTTACGGTGTCTCCGCCGGACTGGCTGAAATGGATCTGTATCTGGGCCGCAAGGGTGGGTTTCCCGCAGCTAAGATCATTGAAATGTACGGTAAGCAGATGTGCGGTAAAACTACCGCTGCACTCCAAGCCGGTGCCGAAGTACAGAAACGCGGCGGGCTACTGATCTTTATCGACACTGAACAGTCCTACACACCACAGCGGGCGAAGGAGCTTGGCTGTGTCCCCGAGGACATTTTCAAGCACGAAGCGACGACTATCGAAGAGGTCTTCAAGATCTTCGTACATTACATGGGAGAGATTGACGTCAAGTCTAAGCGGAAGTCCAAAGCAGGTCTTCTGGACGACTTCGACGCCCCGGTCATGTTCATCGTGGATAGTATCACTGGTGTGCCCACGATTGCGGACGCGCAGGGTGACATTGACGCCTCGGATCGTCCGGGCTTCGAAGCCAAGCAGATCAAGCGCGGCCTGAAGAAGATCAACCCCATGTTGTCCCTCCTCCCTTGCAAGCCCACTGTGGTCTTCATTAACCACGCGATTGCTAAGATCGGTGGGTTTGGCAAGCAGACTGACTCAGGCGGCGGGATGGGGATCAAATTCTTCTCATCAGTTCGCGTCGAGTTCACCCACATGGGCAACATCGCGGATTCCGATACCAAGGAACGGTTCGGGCAGAAGATCAAGGTGCTGATCGAGAAGCTAAAGGGGGGCCACCTACAGTTCCCTACATTCTTCCTCGAACTCAGAAACGAGGGCGGGTTTGATAAGTACGAAAGCCTGAAGCTGGCGATGATTGCATCTGGGATGGCGGTTCGACCATCGGGGTCTCGTGTCGTTACGATTCTCAAGGATACGCCGCATGAGACACAGGTTGAACAGAAGGCGTTCCGGGAATGGGTTGACGAAAAGGGTTACGACGAAGTTTACCGCAACTGGCGTCGATGGTGCATCGCGGAAGGCGTGCTCGATCCGTGGGGGTCTGAATAGTGCTCGGGTTGAAGCGTAGCTCTATGACACGCAAAATCGTCGGCATGACCGAAGAGGAGAGGTCTTGGATGGTGGAAGCGTACGGAATAGCTCCCCCCGAGTGGGCTACTTGGGAGTCCTGCGACATGGCAGGAGAGCAGTGCGATTCCTGCGGAGCGTGGAAGGCTGTTGTTCGCCCCGGAAAGAGCGTGTGCGACAACCGGGTTTGTGTGGCAAAGCATGATGTGACAATTGGGTTTAATGACGTCTATAAGAACGTGGAGGTTACATGAGTTTCGGAATACTACTGTACGCTATCACAGGCATGGTTTACGCTAAGATGGAGAACGACACATTCGAAGTTGATTTCAGTGACGCCCCCCGCTACCAGATCATTCTAGGTGTGACGCAACTCGCGCTACATTACCTTAGGATTGTTCTGGTATGGCCGATCTACGTCTGTGAGGATTTTATCATGGCGTATGACGATATCAGGGCCGAGCGCGAGGGAGAAGAAGGGGATGAGTAAGCGCCTCATTTTCTCTGACCTACATCTCCACCCGTTCCTGTACGGCTCCACAACAACAGAGACCGGCTACAACTCAAGACTGTGGTCTCAATGGTTGGTCATTCAGGAGATGATACAGGACGCGGTGGAGCGTGGTGTAAAGCACGCGTACTTCGGCGGAGATCTGTTTCATGTGCACGGAACCATCTCAGTGGAGGCAATGTCAATTGCGTCAGCTATGTTTAAGTCTTTAAGGTCTAACGGGATCAAGATTCGAGCGATTCCGGGAAACCATGATATTTACGACAAGGCTGGCAAGATAAATGCTTTAAGCTTCCTTGAAGACGAGGAAATCTCAGGGGAATGGGTTGATGATGGGCTTAAGGTAAAAGCCCTACCGTACACCGCCGATCCTGAGGTTTTGAAGCGTTTCCTTGGGGACGTCGGGGATGATGGGGGAGAGCATATGGTTCTCTTGCATCAGGGAGTTCTCGACGTCCCCCTCGGAAGTGGTTGGGTTATCAACGAGATCCTCTCGCCGGGAATGATACCAGACAACGCGATGGCGTTCACGGGTCACTACCATCAATACTCGAACGTCAGTCCAAATCTCACTGTGATCGGAAACCTCAACCCGCTCGATTGGAACGACTGCGATCGGAACAAAGGTTGGCTTATCTGGGACGAAGAGACGAACCTCATAGAAAGGAGACTCCAATCCAAGGCTCCAAGATTCATGTCATGGAGTCAGGATAGGATCTTGGGAGATTCTACGAACCTGGAGGGCAACTTCGTCCGGTATACAGATCCAGTCACTCAGGACGAACAGGCGGAGATTCGTAAGGCGTTGCTAGATGCAGGTGCATTATCTGTTGAGTTCCCTGTGGTGAAAATCGCAGGGGAGGTCAAAACCATCCAAGCAACTGAAGACGACTCAGTAAATAAGCTGGTTCAGCAGTACGACGACCGAGAGAGCGGTCGCAGAGCCGAGGTCGGAGTATCTATACGTAAAGGAGAGTATGAAAATGTGTGAGAAGCACCCGGACGCTACAGATAATGCAACAGGAGCTTGCAACGATTGTGTGGCGGAGTATTTTGAGATGTACTTCCAGCGTAAGAAAGAGAAGATAGATGCGGCCCAATCTCGCGGTGACGTATGGGGTACCCTAGAGTCAATGTAGTATAAGATTGTCTGGCTGCTTTTTCGTAGGAAACGGTATTATTTACTAGAGGCATGAAGCCTCAACGCGGAGGAGAAGTTAAATGAAACTAACTAAATTCGGATACGACAATCTATTCGCTCTTGGAAAGGGTGAAATCTCCCTGAAGGGTCGTGGGCTGATGCTCATCTCTGGGCACAGCGAAGACGAGGGAAGCTCAAATGGCGCAGGCAAAAGCTCCCTAGCTAACAAGGGAATACTGTGGACCATGTATGGCCGGACTGCCGGAGGTCTCAAGGCTGACGCGGCGATCAACATCCACGGCAGCAAGTCTACTTGTATCGGGAAGATTGAATTCGAAGGTGTCGGAGGCGAATTCCGCATCACCCGAAAGCGTCCCTCTAAGCTGCTGCTGGAGAAGAAATCTGGGAAGAAGTGGACTCATGTTGAGGCGCACACCTCCAAGGCAACCCAGAAGCTAATCGACGCCGCTCTCGGCATGGACTACGAT